TGGATCCCACAATATACGAGTAAAAGAGGATTGAGTGACTTTTTTGCGTGTTCAGAATGCAATAAAACATCATTCACTTACCATAAGGTCAAGATGTGTTCATACAATTTCTGCCCAAACTGCGGGGCTAAGATGGACGGAGGAGAAACGAATGTATAAAGCAACAAACATCGACACTGACAAGGCGTTAGAAGCTGTTGAAGATATTCGCTGTCGTAAAAGTCGTGAATGCCAGCGTGAGATGTATGGCATTCAGAGATATTATGATGGGGTTGAAACAGGCTTAGAATTAGCAGAAGGTCTTTTTGAATGCCCTGATTACGAAAAGGAAGAGCCCGAAACTACCCATACCAAAATCCAGTACAAGGGTAAAGAATACACAATTTCGGAGTTTTGCCGGAGAATGGAAAGACTTGAAGAGAGGTTGGAAGAAAATAATTTATGATTATAAATCCGTATTATGGTTTTGTAGCATTGTGCAAGGCATTTGAAGCTACAAATATCGAAATCGTAAAAATAGATGCAGAGAAAATATTTTTGGTTGTGCCGAAACACATTAAGTTAGAGAACGTTAAATCTTCTGTGCACGCTTTGATAGGCGAGCATATGAAAGTTTTTGTAAGGTATAAGGAGGATAATGAAAATGAACTGGATTCCAGTTGCTGAGAGACTTCCAGAAGTTGGCAAATCTGTTTTGGTAACAATTGTTTTGCCAGACGGGCAACGGGGGTGCTATGTGTCCGAATGGATGTATAACAAATGGTCTGGCGTGTGCGGATTTGAAGTGTCAGCCTGGATGCCGCTGCCGGAGCCTTACGAGGAGGGATTAAATGACTAAAAAAGAACTTTTTGCTTACAGACCCATAAAGAAAGAACTTAATGACCTTGAAAAGCGTATTGATGAGCTGCGTAAAGATGCACGCAGCCCAAAAGGTATCAGCTATTCAGATATGCCCAGAGGCAGAGGTGAGCCAATATCATCTCAGCAAAGGTACATAGAACAGCTGGAAGAACTGTCTGATCTGTATGAGGATAAGAAAGCAGATTTTGTGGAAACTCAAATTGCCATTGAAAGAGCTATTTCTTCTCTTCCACCTGAGCTAAGATTGCTTATGCGGTATAGGTATGTTGATGGGTTGAAGTGGGAGGAGGTAAATGAAAAGATGCATATTTCTCATATGACATCCGTGCGAATGCATAAAATGGCACTGAAAAAGTTGGAAATTTAGAAAAGTTGGTCTTGTTTGGTACAGCGATCATATGTTATAATAATATCATAAAAAACTGTAAACCGGTGGGTGATTCCTGCCGGTTTTTTCTATACTAAAAAACGGAGGGAGGACATTGGCAAATGAAGAAAACTTGATCTCTTTAAGCGAACGAACAACGAGCGAACAACGAGAAATTGCCAGAAAAGGCGGGTTAGCGTCAGGAGCGTCCAGACGGGCATATAAGAGCCTTAAGCAAGCCGCTAAGGCATTTTTCAAGGAGAATGAAAACGCTGCTATGGCAGTCGTACAGGCTATGTATGAAGAAGCTTTAGACGGTAATGTCAAAGCAGTAGATAAGTTGCAAGATCTCATTGGAGAAACCGTTCAACGTGAGGAGTTGGCGTTAAAGAAAAAAGCTTTGCAGAACAAAAACAAGACTGATAATGGCAAGTCTGAATCTTTGATCGCTGGATTGCAGGAGGATGAAACAAATAGTTTACACTGAAAAACAATTGGAACTTATGAGAATGTGGAAACACAAGCAGCTTAAAAGAATCAATTTGCTTGAAGGCTCTGTATCGTCTGGTAAAACATGGATTTCCCTTGTATTATGGGGATTTTGGGTTGCTACTATGCCAAAGGATAAGCTTTATCTTATGTGCGGCAAATCGCTTACAACTCTTAAACGTAACTGTCTGGTACTGCTTGAAGAATTATTCGGTACATCTAATTTCACTTTCTCCACATCTGCAAAAGAAGCCTATTTATTTGGCAGACGTATTTTACTGGAAGGTGCAAATGACGCAAGGTCAGAATCTAAAATACGTGGTTTGACATTGCAAGGAGCTTACTGTGATGAGCTTACGCTATTCCCAAAAGATTTCTTTGTAATGTTGCTTTCACGTTTGCGTGTTCCGGGTGCAAAGCTGATTGCAACAACCAATCCGGACAGTCCGGAACATTGGTTAAAAAAAGAATATATCGACCGCATGGAAGAACTCGACATGCTAACCATGCGTTTTTTATTAGACGATAACACTACTCTTGACCCTGCTTATGTGACAGCAGTCAAAAAGGAATATACCGGAGTTTTTTACAATCGCTTTATCCTTGGAGATTGGGCGATTGCCGAAGGTCTGGTGTATCAGCAGTTTGACAAAACAAAGCATGTGATACATAACTATAAACCGTCCGGAAATGCGATCTACTACATTTCCGTTGACTATGGAACTGTAAATCCTACTTCTATGGGGCTATGGGCTTTAGAAGCCGACAAGGCTGTACGTATCAAAGAAGCATATTATAATTCACGAGGAACAGGACAGCGTCACACTGATGAACAGCATTATAAGATGCTGGAACAATTGGCGAAAGGCTATCCTATTCAACAAGTTTTAGTAGACCCTTCTGCTGCATCATTTATTGAATGTATTCGCAGCCACCGTACTCTTAACGTGCGTTCTGCAAATAACTCTGTGATAGACGGTGTAAGAGTTACAGGCTCACTTTTAGAGCAAGGCAGACTGCTGTTTTCTGATACTTGTAAGGACTCCATTCGTGAATTTGGATTGTATCGTTGGGACGAAACTAAAACGGAAGATACTGTTATTAAAGAAAATGACCATGCAATGGACGATATTCGTTATTTTTGTTATACGATTCTAAAAGTTCGGAAATGGAAAGATGATACAAGGAGGTGATCCCCTATTATAACGAAAAGTGATATTGAAAGTGCCATCGGAAGAAAAACGTCTGTATCAGAGGTTATGCAAACAGCTATGCAGCAATGGGATGTACTGTATTCCAATATGTCAGATAAAAAAGAACAGAAAAACGGGCTACATCTTGCAAGCAGTATTTGTACTGAATTTTCCAGATTGATTTTTGCAGAATCCGAACTAAAAATTGATGAAAGCGGAAAATCATCAATCTTCATGCAGGAGTTGCTCGATCGTTTTTTACCTATTCTGCAAACAAACTTTGAAATCGGATTGGCGCTTGGCGGCATGGCAATTAAGCCGTATTTTGCAGACGGTGATATTTCTATAAGCATGATACCGGCTGATAGAATGTTTCCTCTTGCATTTTCAGAATATGGAGAACTCAAAGACGTTGTTTTCATCGAACCGTATGTTCAAGGTGATGTATATTATACACGTCTGGAGTATCATACATTTCAGCAGAATAAGAACCTTCACAACATCGCAAATTACACATTCAGAAGCCATAATGCAGATACATTGGGTGCACCGTGCGAATTGTCAGATACACCATGGAGCGAGCTTGAACCAATGTCCAGCATATCAACAAATGTCCCATTATTTGGATATTTTAAAGTGCCAAAAGCAAATGCTATTGACCGCAGTTCACCTCTTGGTGTTTCTGTTTTTGATTCTGCCATGCCACAGATTTTACAGGCTGATAAGCTTTGGAATAATATCCTTTGGGAATATGAATCTAAAGAAACCATGATATTAGCAACTCAGGATATGTTTAACAAGAATGATAAAATATCAGAGCATGACAAGCGTCTTTTTAAAATGCTTATGTATGGAGAAAAAGACGGCAAAGTTGTACCGTTTTCACCGGATATTAGAGACACCTCATTGTTTAATGGTCTTAATCATATCTTACAGCGGATTGAATTTGCTTGTCACCTCGCATATGGTACATTGTCAGAACCTGTAGAAACAGAAAAAACTGCAACAGAGATCAAAATGGCAAAGCAGCGCAGCTATGTATTTGTATCAGCATTGCAAAGGCAGGCTGAAAACGCTGTTCGTCAGGCATTACAAGCAGCATCCGTTCTGGCTGTATATCATGGGCTAATACCTCAGAGCGAATTTACATTGTCTTGCAATTGGGGTGACAGTGTTCTTGAAGATACTGAAAAGACTTTTCAGCAGCAGTTGCAGCTTGCTCAAGCAGGATATTATAAGCCTGAACGTTTACTATCTTGGTATTTCGGCTGTTCCGAAGAAGAAGCCAAAGAGATGATCCCTGACAAACCAATATACAGAGACCCGTTTGGCGGTGATGGATAATGCTTTCGCCTGAATGGTATGAAGCTTGTACAGATCAGATACTTGTACTTTACAGTCGGCTTGAAGATGATATACTTAAAGATATTGTACGCAGAATTTTGAAAACAAACATGGTCACCGATTCGGCAAAATGGCAAGCTGAAATGCTTCAGGAAGCAGGATTGCTTTACAATGACATAATGCAGGAAATTGCAAAGTACACATCTTTGACAACCGAAGAAGTCCGCTTGCTCTTTGAAGCAGCCGGCACGGAGGTCATGAGAAATGACAATATCATAGCACAAAGCACTACAGGTCAAAAGCTTCATCTTTCAGACAGTGGGCTGCAAATTTTAAAAGCCAATTACAGAAATACCTTGGGCAATCTGCAAAATCTTACAAACACCACTGCTATGACCTCACAGGCGGCATTTATTGCCGCTTGCAATGATGCACATATGCAAATAACAAGCGGTGCATTCAGCTATCAGGAAGCCGTTAGAAATGCTGTCAGGCGTGCAGCTCAAGGCGGACTTACAGTAAAATATCCTACAGGGCATATTGACAAATTAGATGTTGCCGTTCGCCGTGCTGCACTTACGGGAGTTGGACAGACAGCTGCCAAG